AAAATACAATTTACAAAAATAGGATAATATAAATGACTTCAGAATACCGACGATTAATGANCATTATGGAAGGTGGTAATGTTTTTAAAGATGAAAAGAAAATACCTGTTACACAACGTATTAATAAAGCAGATGTTGTACCAACATTAAAATGGTTAGAAAAAGTTATTAATTGGCCTCTTGTTAATTACATGTTAGGTACAACTGGCAATAAAGAAACATCAGGTGATCTTGATGTTGCTATTGATCAAAATAAAGTAACTAAAGATGAAATGGTTAATCGTTTAACTAAATGGTGCGAAGAAAACGGATTAAATCCNAAAGGATATATTAANAAAACTGGTATTAATGTTCATTTTAAAACTCCAATAAATGGTGATCCTAAAAATGGTTTTGTACAAACTGATTTAATGTTTGGCAATCCTAAATGGATGAAATGGGGGTTGCGTGGTGCAGCTGATAATTCACCTTTTAAAGGCATGCATAGAAATATTGTTATTAATAGTATGGCTAAACCGAATGGTTATTCGTGGTCTGGTGCAGCTGGACTTAAAGATAGGGAAACTAAGAAAGTTGTAACACATGATCCTAATAAAGTTGCTAAGTTATTATTAGGACCTACAGCTACTATGGCAGATTTAGAAAGTGTTGAAACTATTGTTGCTAAAGCAAGAACATTGCCGAACTTTGAAGAATTAATGGCAATGGCAGTAGAAACATTAGCAAAAGATAATTTAATGTTGCCAATTGCAGAGAATGCAGATTTTCATAATAATGATTCTGACGCATATTTTCTAGCACGATTACGCAATAAAATTATGTCAACTGGTTCATCAATGTTAAATGAACATAAAGTATTAATGGAAGGTGCAAGAATAGAACATCTTGAAGATTTAGTTTTAGTTGAAGGAAGTAGAGGTATACAACGTGCAATTGCATCATTGAAAGATTTAGCAAATAACAATACAGAATCCATGAGCATCAAACTTGATGGAAAACCAGCAGTTTGTTTCGGNCGTGATACAGATGGNCGATTTGTATTAACNGATAAAGCNGGGTTCAAAGCAAANGGNTANNATGGNATGGCAAAGAGTCCTGAAGATATTGTAAAAATAATGTCAATGCGTAAAGGTGATCGTAGTGAATTAAATGCAATGTATGCAAAACTTTTTCCTATATTTGAAAAGTTATTTCCTAAAAACTTTACTGGATTCTTTTTTGGTGATTTATTATATTCGGATACTCCTACAAAAAATAAAAATGGTAAATTACAATTCACTCCAAATATTGTTACATATGAAGTTGATCCTGACAGTAATGTAGGACAAACTATTGCTAATAGTGAAGCAGGTATAGTAATACATGGTTATTTTGAAGATAAAAATGCAGAGTTAGTACCTTTATCAGGACAACAAAAACAATTAAATAAAGTATCTGATGTATGGTTAACAACACCGGAATTTTCATCTAAACCAAATGTTCAACTTGATACAAAATCAATAAAACGAATCGAATCTGTATTGAGTAAGAGTGATGCAATTGATAAATTTTTAGACCCAACTGATTTACGAGCTAAGAAAATGGTAGTATTACCTGCATTGTTAAAACAATATATTAATTCTAAAGTTCGTGATGGTAGTTTTGAAAACTTAGCAAGTGATTTTGTATCATGGTTAAGTACAAGTAGAGCATCAAGTGGACAACAACAAAGAATTATAGAACATTTGCGTGAACATAAAGAAGGTTATGTTGCTATATTTAAAAGTTTTGTTTATATTACTCAAGCCAAGACAGATATTATTAATCAATTAGATAATCAAACAGGTGATATTAGTGCAAGTATTGCAGGGTCAAAAGGTCATGAAGGTTATGTATCTAACACAACAGATGGTATGATTAAGTATGTTGATAGATTNAAATTTACTAGTTTGAACTTCAATACGAATAATCCTAAAACATAGAAAAAATGAAAAATAATATAAATAATAGTATAGTTGAGGTATTCAACAACTCGAGAGAGTTTTACATTTTAGGAGAAATAAAATGGCTGGAGTAACAAAAATTAATCCAATCGTAGTAACAACAAATTTTGAACAAGTTGGTAAAAACGTAACATGGTTCAACGTAGTATTCGCAGTAAGCCCAGTAGCTTCTACGGGTCCTTTAGGTGCAATTCAAACAGTTTATGCACAAATTCAAACAATCAGCACAATCATTGCTGCAGGTCCTGTTTCTGCAACAGCACAATCTTTTGGTGTTGAAGGTGAGTTTTCTGCAACTGATCTTGCACAAGTACAAGCTGCTATTCAAGCAGTTGGAATAATTGATGGTGTTGATTTATCTGGTGCAACCGTTGTTGCTAAACAGTTAGTTATTGCTTAATAATTATTTTAATAGTTATATTAATTAGCCTAGTTCATCTAGGCTTTTTATTGTCTGTCGGAAAGTAATAGCTAAATACGAATATGCAAAAGGTAACAGTATATACATTATTTGATATTACACAAACTAAAATAGTTAGACCGTATAGTGTGTCGGCATTGAAAGCACATAAATCTATAACTACTAAGAGTGGATGGATACAAGCACGAAATCAACAATCAAATTTTGAAACAATTATACAAGTTTTATCTTTACGAACACAACCATTAAATATCAGTACACCAGGAGCAAAGGTCACAGAATTAACAATGTTTCAAAAAGGTATTGGTAAAGTATGGTCATTTAGTTTTTATGTAGAGGATATTTCAGTTTATACAAATGATATATATAAATTGGGATTATTAATGTCAGATTGTGAAAATGTTCCGATGATTATTAATTTAACCGAAGACAGTACAACTGATGTTTTTTTGAATCAAAATACTATTAAGTTTAAGGTTTCTGATAATGCCTGATTTTAAAGAGTTTGCAATAAAAGTTCGAGATTTAGCAAGTCGATATAACGATGATATATTTCGTAAAGTTAAAAATGATTATATAATATACAATCGTTTTATGTTAACACATGTTAAATCAAAATGGATTGTAACTGGTGCAAATATACAATTGATGTTTGTAAATGCACCTACAGCAGTTGCATGGTGTTTAGCTGAATGCAATAATAATAAAGAACTTGCTAATCAAATATATACTATTGAAAAGAAGTTACAATTATTAAGTGTACGTATTTCTGACCAACAGCAATTCTTATCAAATTCAAAAATTGATAATTTTACTAGAGAAATAAATATTGCTAAAGTAACAGAAAGTATTTTTAATTATAAACAATTAACTGCAGAAATGTATAAATACATTAAGCAATCGAAATACATTAAACTTAAAAAGGATTTATTAAATGGACATAAAAGACTTAACACCTAAATTAACAACAAAACGAATTGAACAATTATATAAACGTCAATTCAGTGATAATATTAATATTAATAAATTATCACTTAAAGAAAGTAATCAATTATTGAATAAATCAATAAAACTTTTAAATGAGTTTAAAAGCAAACATGATGTACACACTAGCCAGATGAATCCTTCTTATTTGAAGTTAAAAATGATTAAGGAAGCAGCTGAACTTCGTACGGCGAAGTTATTAAAAACTAAACATAAATTAAACGAGAGAAAAATGAATAAAAAATATTTAAAAGCATTAAAATATGTTGCAGAGGGCAAACAATTAACAAAATCACAATTAAGTTCAATAAATGCCTCTACTAAATTAAAATCTGTATTAGAAAGTTCATCAAGTGCAAAACAATTCATTAAACATTATGTAGAAACAAAACGTAAATTAAATGAAAGTGAAATTGATCAAGCACAAACTATTCTAGCAGCTCAAGATATTGCCGATCAAGTACAAACAATGATTGAAAAATTAGTTGATGTTCAATATAAGCAATTACCAGCATTACATGATAGTATTAGAAGTACACAAGGAGTCGAAGAAGCAGGCACATTTAATGATTCTGTATTAACCTCATTACGTGAACTTACTACTAATTTAGAAACAGCTAAAGGTGATCTTAATAATGCAATTAATGTATTAACTGGTCAAGATGTTGAAACTTTTGATGCAGATAGTTTAACAGCAGGCGACGATCTTGAAGATGAAACAGAACTAGATGGTGAAGAAGAAGTTAATGACGAAGATTTAGATGATTTTGATGTAGATTTCGAACCTGAAGAAGTTAATGACGAAGAAGTTGCTAAACTAGGTAGAGAGCGTAGATAATGCGATTTGCAGAGATGATCAATGAAGGTAATACTAATTCGGATGAACTTGCCGCAATTGCATTGTTAGTTGCTGATAGAGCTGAAGGTGAACATTCGGCTTCTAAATTAAGTTCAGATGCATTNATTGATATTGCTAACAAAATGGGATTATCTTTAACTCGTGAAACCTTACTTGATTTAGTTGAACGTGGCGAATTAAGTGATATTATTGTTAATGCTAATGATGAAGAAATTACATTTAAAGGCAAACAAGANATAGATCCTACNNCNACAACAGTTGATGATGCTCGTGATACTGTCAAACAAATGGCAAAACGACAAATTAAAAAATAAAATACCTTGCATATTGTTTGTTATTATAGTATAATACATGCATGATAACAAACAAATATAACTACTCAGAAATAAAACGAACCGATGTTAACGGAAAGAGATTATATAAAACTCCAACTGGTAACTTACCCTCAGTAACTACTATACTAAGTGCAACAAAACCTCAAGCTGATAAAGACGGATTGCAAAAATGGCGTGATGCTGTCGGCGCTGTTAAAGCTCAAGAAATTATGACCGATGCTGCCAATCGAGGTACACGAATGCATAAGTATCTTGAAGATTATGTTGATACTGGTAAATTTCCTAAACCTGGTACATTATGGCATGCACAACATGCTAATAAAATGGCTAAAGTTATAGTAGATAACGGTATGCAACATATAGACGAAATTTGGGGTTCAGAAGTTAATTTATATTTTCCTGATATATATGCTGGAACTACAGATTTAGTTGGTGTTCATAAAGGGCAAAATGCAATTATGGACTTTAAACAAACAAATAAACCAAAAACTATTGAACGAGTTCAAGATTACTTTCTACAGTTAGCATCTTATGCACAATCACATGATGAATTATTTGGAACAACAATTCGTAAAGGTGTTGTGTTTATGTGCAGTAAAGATTTCGAATATCAAGAATTTGTTATAGAAGGTGCTGAATTTGATAAGTATAGATGCGAATGGTGGAAAAGAGTCGAACAATATTTTGAAATGTAATTTNGATAAATAGTTTCTAAACCNGGAAACTAATATGAGTGAANAAGAACTTTTATATATAATGNGACAATTAAATGCAAATGCAATTGCACAATATATAATAAATGAGATTATTTTAATACAACAATCAGATATGAACGATTATAAAAAAGTGACTGAATTTACTAAGTGCTTAGGCTATATCAAAAAAGTTAAAAAAATAGCACCAATTGAACAAGCTGAACTTTTAACTGATGTGTTTGATAGTATCACTAAAACTATCAAAATAATAAAAGAGGAATAACTAATTATGAGTATACTCCAATTATCACGAATTACCCATCGTAAAGGATTGCATGAAAATTTACCGCAATTATCTGGTGCGGAGTTCGGTTGGGCAATTGATTCAAAACGATTATATATAGGTAATGGTACATTATCAGAAGGTGCGCCTATTATTGGTAATACAGAAATATTAACCGAATTTAGCGATGTATTAGCATTATCAGGAAAATACACATATAAAGGTG